CTGACTGAGCCGCCCATTCCGCTATGATTGCCGCACTTGTAGAACAAGGTGGGTGCATCTTGCTCTAATTTTACTTGAACATATGCGCCCGATTGACCAGCGGTGCCGACAACGCGGACGCCGTCGCTGTAGGTCGTACCGTCCGCGCTGGTGCAGAGTAAAAACGGATGACTTGCATTTGTGCTATCGCTTTGATCCAACCGATACGTCACCGAAGGCACTAGCGTAATCGTCTGATTTTCTGTGCCGTCAATTGTAAAATTTGAATTAGCGACGGCCACAACAATCTCTTGCTGAAAGTCCGCGTCGACCGCCGTTATAAATACAGTATGAGTGCCGGACGATAATGATATTCTATTGTTTGAATTACTAGATAACTGCACGTTTGCATTAGTGCGCGTGAGGACTGTGCCGCTACTGGCATAGCTTGCAAGGCCAACCTCAAATGCACTTCCGTTCGCATCTTCAAGGCAATAGCGAACGAGATCACCATCGTTTACTCCGGCGTCGGCGAAAGATACAAAACCGGTGACGCTTGAACCCAAAGAAAGGTTTGACGTGCCGGTCGATGTTGTTTGCATTTTCGCACGATTGAAAAGCTTGCCCATGACGGTGATCTCCTAGTTATTTAGTTTACGCAGGATCGGGAACGCCGACCGCAAAACTTGCGAGGCTAAAGGTATTACCCGACGTGACCGATTGCGACGCGGTCAACGCGCCAGCGACTAAAACGCGGCTGTTGCCACTGTCGACAATGCAATAATGCGTCGCCGTTCCTGTGCCGGTTACGCTCGCGCCGGTCACCTGCGCAACTGTTACCTCTCGACCGCCGCCGGAGCGGTCTGTCGGCGCGCCAATGCTGACAGTTGCGTTGCCAAGTGTTGCAGCCGCAAGTGAGCCGTGAGCCGATATTTCGCTGCTAGTTATGTGGATTTTGTCCGCCTCGGTATCCAACGCGGATAATCCAGAGTCAAAAACTCTGTCGCCCAAAAAAGCCATCTTTATCTCCTATATGTAAGTGTGGCCGTCGTGTTCAAGCTGGGGGATTTGGCCAGCTTACATTTGCCGGATCGCTGACGCTTGCCGGTAAATCTCTCAGTGCGGTTCGATACACCGCCCATTCTTGTTTCTTTGCATCGCTTATAGAGCTATCCCAAAGCATATATCTATCTGACCGTTGCAATTTATGATTTCGTCTTTCTCTAAAAACGCCCCAATTTTTTCTTTCAACTTCTGTCATTTGATTACCTAAATTTGAGTGAAGGTTGCAGAAAGAAAGCCAGTTGCAGAATGACCGTTTTTATTATCGTTGTCTGCGCCTTGCGTCCATTTTATCTTTATTGTGTACTGTGTGTTAGCTGTTGCTTGAAAAGCATGACCTAAAATAACGTTGTAATTATTGTAAGTATCAAACGCTATAAAAGAACGGCCAAAGCCAACCGTTGATCCATTAAGCTCTAAATTAAAACCTACTGTATAGCTGTCATCTTGACCTGCTGTCNTTAAAATGGTGTTAAAAATCGCTTGCAACAAAACATTCGATGTATTTGTNGGAGTGTAAGTAATTGTTGAAACGTAACCATTGCCACCAGCGTCCTGATTTGACCCAAAACTTGAAACAGTAAAAGCATCAAACCTTGCTGTAGAAAGCGTTGGAATACGCGCAATGTTTAAAGTGCCAGCCGTTATGTCCGTCGCGTCTAGCGTTCCACGAATCGTGGCGTTTTGAAACTCGGCGTTTCCGGTATCGCGCTGAATGCTCCATCCAGCCGAATCAGCAACATAGTTATCGGATTGAATATTCGTTGTGACTTGGATCGCTCCGGTTACTGTACCGAATGCAATTGTTGTTGATCCGCCTGACAGGGTAGCCGTGAATGGAGCCGACCACTCTTGCAATGTTGTGTTTGTTATTGCGACTGAGGGTTGCGTCTGCGCCCAGCCGGTCGGCAAGCTTGATAGAACTCCGCTCGCAAAATTAAAGCCGACGCCGGCGTTTGATATTGTTGGAGTTGGCGAAGCTTGCAGCGTTTGATAGTAAACTCGACCGGTCGCAACAGTGTCGCCATTGGTGCCATTCGCCGGAGTCGTTCCGTCAGTTCCGTCGGCACCGTCAACGCCTTCGATTTTATATGGATAGCTCCAAGTAAATACTGTCGCGCCGGTCGCCATTGTTCCCATCGACGCCCACAGTGGCGAAGCTGCCGACGGACCAGTGATATTTGTATACGTGTACCAGCCGAGTGGTGTCGTTGAAGAGGCAGTTGGCGCGGACATTTGCGAGTTTGATTTTCTATAAATTATAGTAGTTGAGCTGCCGTCGTCGCCGTCATCGCCAATAAACTTTACCCAAGTGCCTGTTACGCTTGAAACGCTCGGAGCCGTCCCGACATAGCTATGATATTTTACATATTCTTGATTTGAATAAGTTGTCGTTTTTCCTGTTCCGCTGGCGTCTGTCGCATAGATAACCAACACGCCAGCGTCTAAACCGTTTGTCGCTGTCGAGCTTGGTGGTTTGTTCAATGTGCTATCGTTAGCGTTGATCGCCGCTTCTTCGGCCGACCAGCTAAACGCCGCCGCTGACGTTTCTCGGAGCGTCATATTTATGACCGCCGAGCCACCTTCGCCGTTGTTTGAAAATCGCCAACCGACGCATTCAAATTCTTTATTGCTCCAACCATATCGCGCGTTTGTGATCGTCACAAAGTCACCAACTTGGACAGTGAAAGCGTCCATTGAAAAATCTGCAACAAGCGTCATTTGCTCACGCAATCTGAACAGCGTCATTTTTGCCAACCGTTGCGCCATTGTCGACGACGTGGTGAACGGCAAACCTAAGTCTAGCGCGCTTTCAATTCCGTTGTCATTGCTGACGAAAGTCGCCGATCGAACTTGCGGATAATCTGCGCGAATGTAATCCTCGGATGCGTCGGCAAAAGTGCCTCGCACAATATTAAAGTTTTCGCTGCGACTGTGCTTTGTATCTAAAACAATCGGACCGCGAAAATGGTCGAGGTTAAAATTAAAGACCGGCGAGCTGTATTCTCCGACTTTAAGTTGCCATTTGCCGGTTCCCCAAAATAAAGTTCCAGCGCAAGACGTCATCATATCCGCTAGGATTTCGCTCGGCTTCTGGTCGAGACTGACAACGCCATGCATTTCGTAACGGTTTTCGGTTCCGCCAGCCGACAAGGTGACATTCTCGTCACAAGCGTTCGCAGCGGCCGCAAACGTCGTGTCGTTTGTTGTACCAGAATTGTTTAGACCGTACTTGCTAGTTATATAATCCCGAATACAAAGCGCCGGATTTGACGAATACGCGGTTGAACTATTTCGCGGATCAAAGACCTTTTTGCCTTGCACTTTAGCAGTGAAAAGTGGAACGCCTTGAGAGAAAACATCTGCGTCAAATTCCATACGAACATAAATGCAAGCGATGCCTTGGCCCCGAAAGTTTGTATCGTCGCCGGTCTGCTTATTCTGCCATGTCGGTCCGTCACTTAAAGCGTTCAAAATTGTGTAAACGTTTTGAGTTGCCGATCCGGTGAATTTTTTTATGAGGATTTTTGAGTTGCCGTCGCTGTCCTTCCAATCTGCATCTGTAACATTGCCGGAAGTGTCGAGCGTCACGACCTTGTCGTTTATGTATATGTCTCCAATCGAATTTACTTCGTGACCAGCAAGACAAATGATTTCGTGTAGATATTTATTGCCAGTGCCATTGCTTTCTAGAAATGTTATTACGCCGCCCTTGCGGACCTCTCCGTAAACCAAATTTTGAGGCGCGGTCGGATTGCGCGTGTTGGTTAGTAAACCCTGCGAGCCAGAAAAGTCTGGACGCGGCGTCAGCGCGTTAATCGCCCAAGAGGTCGCGGCCGTTACCGCCAAGTAAGTCAACGCATAGGCGATAACATACGATGCACCAGCCTTTGCCGTTAAACCAGTGATCGCGTAAACAATCGCTTCGATGCGCGGCGCTGTTTCCCAATCGCGATAGCGTGTCGGAGCATATGGGTTGCTTAAACTGTCACGCATCCAGCACCCAAGAGTTAGTCGTTTGCTCGATTTGAAATTGTAGCAATCCGGTCGCTCCTAAAAAGACCGCCGCCGATCCGGTGCAAATGCCAAGCGCTTCACCGATTACCCATTGGCGCGCGCGGTCTGTAGTTACTAGCGCGCCCTTTGGTGGGACCGATGTTGATCGCGTCAATTTTTTGTCTAGTGCTTGATCCAATGTGGTAGCTTTAAAAACTTTACGCAGATCATCGCGCTTTAAATACAGTCCGTCTTTTGTATATTGCCCAACCCAATCGTCAGCATAACCGCGCCCATGCATTGCTTTAAACGCGCCATTCGTAAACATAAAGCAATCCCAGACGTGCCACTGGAAAGGTCTATCCCTGACCTCGGCAATGTAACGATTGAGGCGATCACTCAACTCCATCGTCGCGCCCCCAAGGTATTGATTTGTCTTGCAACGGTTGCACCCACTTAAAAAACGTATCTGTCGCGCTGGCGTAACTTTCTGACACGATTGTGGAGGCGTGACTTTGATCTGTATATCGACGCTCATTAGGTCGACCAAGGGCGATCAACCGGCTTTCTACGACAAGTTGGATCGTCGACGTTTCGCCACCGTCCTCAATTGTCATTTTATCCATGTAACCTGAGAAGGCTTCGACAACGTCGTTGACGCCACTCACGCCCCAATAAATTGTGCAAAGCCTACCTTGGTATTCTTCGGTCAGGGCATAGGTTACGATTGTAGACGGTATACCCGACAGTGTGAGAGTAGTGCCTTTAGCACTGAGATCGCTGGCCTCTTCCAATCCGTCAATTAACATTAAATTGCCGCTGCCAGTATAGGTTTGACCGCCCACCGTCTTGTCTCCGTAGCCGGTCCAAAGCCGCAAGTTGCCGCTGTCGAAATCTAAGTCCACCGCATAAAACGGCTCAATCTCAGCGTCGTCCAGTTTGGCCAATAATGCGCTTGGAATTGTTCTCGTCATGCCGCTTCAACCGCTCCGAAGGTTATGCCATAGACAGCCAAATTATTAACACTCCAATTCGTTTCGTTTGACTTGAGCCGGAACAATCCAGCGGCGCTTGTGAGATCAGCCGAAACGCTTGATCTTGCCTTTCGTAGCGCTGGCCATATTTCTAAATTTGCACCCGATCCGGTTCCGGTGTAATCGGCCAAAACTTTATGCAGGGTCGCGTCCGATCCGGTTCCTAGCTGGAACATATCTCCGGCCAGCAACGTCGCGCCAGAAGCCACGACAGCGCTGACAGTGTTGCCTCCGGCGCTTCCGGTAATAGTCGCTGTTGTAGCCGTTCCCCTCACACTAGAGGCCATAGGATCGCCCATCAAAAACGTCCCAAATTGACCGCGACAAGATAACAAAAACGCAACCCACTTTTCGGCGTCAACCCTTCTCATTGGTTTAAGCGTGATGTCGGCGCTCCAGATTTGTCCGGCGTATGCGTGAGCCTGACCAGAGAAAGTAAACGGAGAGCGCGAATATGCTACCGCGTTGATCGCGCTGAAATCAATCGACCGGATCGTTGTCGAGTTAGGTAACGCCAAAGGATAACTGATCGCCATTACGAAAACGCCCTTCCGCTTGCGCCGCCGCGTCGTCGAGCATCTGCAACAGCCGCTTTTGCGCTGTCCGCGATTTGCGGCATAAGACTTTTAATTTCAGTACGAACGGTCTGTTGCACTCCGGTTGAAACGTTAATGGTCTGATGAACGCTAATACTGTCGCCGCCGCCGAGCGCATGATTTGGAACAACCATTCCGGACGTGCGAGGCACCATAAGTTCCGGACCTTTTTCTCCAACAAGATAAGGAGAGCCGCCGCTAACCGGACCACCGGACGCGCGCGTGTCGAGCGTTGCGCCGGACATAGTCGGACCTTGCAGGCTGCCAACCGTCGCGTTTGTAATCATTCCGCCGATCATGCCGGTGATTTGCTGCACGACGTAAATGCGATAAAGGTCTTTGATAATGGCTGCCGCCATGCTTTTAAAGCTGTCCTTAACGCTTGACGTTCCGTCGACCAAATTCATCAACATACTATCAAGATTATTCTCGACCGACTTGATCGCGCTGTCCAAGCGCATAAACTCTGGCGTTAATTCTCTGACTGCGTCGACTTGACCTTTAACACCTTTTGCAAGTCTTTCAGCTTCCTCGGCCGCTGCTTTATCTTTTTCGTCTTTAATTTTGCCAGCCGCGTCTTTTTCAATTTTAGCAAAATTTCTGAGTTGGCCAGCGATCAGGTTTACCCGATCTTTTTCAGATTTGATTTGTGCGTCCGCCGTGTCGCTGGCATTTTTGATTCTTGATCGGGCGAGGTTTAAATCGCTGTCGGCGATCTTTTGAATGGCCGCAAGCGCCGCATTAATCGCTCCACTGTTTGCAATTTCGCCGTCGCGCAAGCCAAAGTTTGGCCCTTTACCAAAAGACGATTTTGAATTTCCACCGCCAGTGTTTACGCCTTTACCACTCAGCGGAGCAACCTTAACAGATCGGCTTGCAATGCTTGCGTCTAAATTAGACAGTAACTTTTCTTGCTCCATAATCTCAGCGCCAAGCGCGACAGACATTTCGCTTAATCTTGAGATTTGCGTGTCTTTGCTAAAACTATTACCGGCGGCGAGTTTGGCCATTTTATCGACGGTTTTTTTCTGCAAAGATTCAAGTCTATTTAATTCGTCTACGACATCATTGCGCTTTGCGTTGTCGGTAATGTTAAAAAGTTGGTTAAATCCATTCGCGACGGTCATAGCGAAAGTTGTAAACTTTGAACCCATGCTTTCCATCATTTGATTAAATTCATCTTCTAAATGAGCTGTTTGATTTACCATATCTTCGGACAAAACGACGCCAAGATCGCGCGCACTTTCGGACATAGTGTCGAGCGCCTTTGCATTATTTAAAAGCAGTGGTGCCAACAACGTTGCGTCGCTGGCGATGGCTTCCATGAAAAATGTCATTTGCTGTTGATTAACGCCAGCCTCTTGCAATTTGCTGACATATAATCCGAGTGCTTGCTCACTACTTAAACCCTTGAACGCTTCCTCTGTTATTCCAACAAGAGGCGCGATTTGCTCAAAGAAATCTTTAAGTGGTCCGGCTCCGGTGGTTAAAAAGTCGCCCATTTTATCATCGACGTCTTTTAAAATATCTGCCAGCTTCTCTTGATCAACGCCAACCTGACGCGCGGCAAATGCCAGCTCTTGAAATCGCTCGACGCCAATACCAGACAAGGTTGATAATTTTTGTATTTCCTTCGCCGTATCACCGGCCTGCATCATAATATTTTTTAATCCGGTAACCGCCGCCGCCGCTCCTATCGCTGGCAAAAAGTTTTTAGCCGCCGCTGCCATTCCGTTAAAAGACTTTGTAACTTTTCCTAAATCTTTCTCAGCTTTGTTTTTAAAAAATTGAGTTCTGCGCTCGGCTGCTTTTAACTTTTTTTGAAAATCTTTATCATTCGCGGTCAGGATAATATTTAATTCATTAGCAGTAATAGCCATTATCCGTACCTTTCAAATAGTAAAATTGTTTCTTCTTTTGTTGGCGCACCGGAACCCGCTTTTTTCGGATTGTGCGCCTCGGTCCAACCGTCAAAAATTAAGAAAACGTCACGCGGAATCATGTCCCGAATTTCTTCAATTTTGTATCCAGTGACGATCAGGTTTTTAATTATTTTCCTAACGCTAAAACGTTTGGGCTTTTCTCGCCCTTGGTCTTTTTTTTTGCGCTTGTGTCTGCGAAAGCGTCCGGCATAAAAGCGACGCCGACAACCGCTTGCGCGAGCTGGTAAAACGTCAACAAGCTTTCGGGTCCAGCGTCCTCGACAATCTTATCCGCTTGAACGTCCGTCTTACCCCCGCCAACAAGTGCCAACGCTAATATGTCTTTAACTTCTCGTGATGTCGGTTTTTCAGCTCGGTCAAAAAATGCGTCCCACAGTTGAAATATTCCGCGGTGCTTGTCCTCAAATCTTTCGATCTGTCTATTTCGTAAAATAAGCGTATGGGTGACGCCGTCGATTTGATCAACGACGCCGCCGCGCGGCGCTTGCGCCGTAATAGCCATTAAGCAGACGCAAACGTGACAGCGCCGGTGCTTTCAAGCGAGGTCGAGAAAGTTACACCGCCCTCTGTATCACCGCCAAAGTCCAAAGAGATTACTCGGAACGATCCGGCGTAAGTACCAAAGTCAGGAACGATCACTTGAAAGTTTGCAATCGGATCGGCGGCCATCGCAACAGTGTTCAATCTTGCTTCGGCCGTTTCATCAACGAAAACACCATCGGCCGAAATCGACATTGATTTAAGTCCGTTTAAACTTTCTGCAAATAAAACACCCGCCGGTGTAGAAGCGTCAGGCGTTGTCACGTCAATCGCTGAGTTGTTGATTGTTAAGGATTTGGAATTTATCCCAGCGAGCGCGCTGAATACTTCAGACCCTGCGCCGTCACCTATCTTCAACAGATAAGCGCGTCCTAGTTGTTTTGCCATTTTCGGCTCCTTCTATTGGGAAAAGGGACGTCGTCACGACGCTCCGTTTGCGGTTGCCCATGCCGCGATAAAGGCCAGCCGTTAGGCTGTCTGTAGTAACACCGAGAAAACGATCGTAGCCTTGTGACCGCGACCGTCGTTCTCGACGTCGACAAAGTAATTTTCGCAAATCATTTCGATAACATTTATGCCGGTTAGACTGATTGCGGTTTCGTTTCTGTGCAAAGCGCTCCGGATAGCTTCGGCGATGGTTGTCGCTTCAACGCGACCGGTCGCTTGACTGTATGCCTCAACGCTTATCTTGACGTCCGCTCCGGTGCTTCCGTCAGTATCGTCAGACGTCGGAATGATCCCGCCGAACCTGATATAAGGGTAAACAACGTTGTGCGGTGCTTCGTCAAAAATGCGGGTTGAAACTAAAGACGTTACAGCGCTCGCTGACGTCAAAGCTGCGCGGACGCCTTTCTGTAACTCTAGCGAAAACGAACTCATTTTAACCCAACTTGGTTTTTGACTTTTGTAAATGTCCGGCGGACCCGACCCTTGTATTTTCTATTGACCATGTCGCGAGTGCGACGGACGTATGGGAAAGCGACAGTCGTGCCTCGCTCGCCTTTGCGCCGACCAAGTTCGATCGCCTTTGCTTTTGTCTGATCTTCTTTTGTGCTCGCAGCCGCCTCAATCGAACCGGCAAAAATTTCTTTACGGCTTCCGGCCACGCCTTCTTCTATCCTGCCAAACTGCGTTGAGATGCCAGACTTTAACTCGCCCTTGTCAACCGGCGCTAGCAAGCGCATAAATTTTTCGCCCTCGCTAACCGACTTGCGGATCATTTTTTCAAGCTCTTTAAAATATGCGTTAGGCAAATCCGAAAAAGATTTTTGCAAACGCTTGCTTTCGACCCTCACGCCGCAACTCCTTTTTCAAGCGTCAACTCTAAAACGTCGCCCTTGCTTGTCGGCTGTAGTATTGACTTGATTGCCCACGTTATTCCGCGAGCTATAACGCGGTCAGCAACCGTAATTGATTTTATGACATCATCAGCGCGCACCGTTAAAGATGCAATTGACACGTCTTTAAGTGCGCCGCCCTCGGTAGCTTCTTTACCCATGCGCTCGACCAGATAACCGGATCGGCGTACTAGGTTTGAAAAGTCGCCGGTCGTGTTTCCATAAGCGTCGACAGTCGACGACATACGTTGGAACTGGCAAGCGTCCCGAAACAGTCCAGCTCTAGCCATACCAAGACGACCTTTGCGAATTTATCAAATCTTCAAAACCAAACGGAAGCGTCTTTGAAATTGTACCAATAAGCTCGTTTTCTCTGTTCTCGTAATAATGCCCAATCAACATTAACATCGCATGGCGAACCGCCTGTGGGATGCTGCTTCCGCTTGTGCCGTGGCCGATCGTATATTCAATCTTTATTGCGTCGTCGCGGTTAAAAGTTGTCGGCCATTTGTAGCCGGTTTTCGGCGTTACCGTTGTTTGTCCGGCTGTACCTAAAATCCAAAACTGTGAAAGCGTCGAGGTCTGTAAATTGTTGTCAGCGTCGTAATATTTTATGGCGTCGACAGACTGCACCGGACCGAGCGAAAGCAAAACCGTTCTTGGGTTTGGACCGATCCACTCACCCCAAGTTTGATTTATCAAAGCTTTTCCAAGTGCGCCGGTAACATCGACGAACGAAGTAGCCGCGCTCATTAGCGAATAGATATATTGATCTTCGTCGTCATGCTCAACTCGCAAGTGTTCTTTTAAATCAGAAATTGTAAACACGTCCGACGCCGGTGGCGTTATCAGCTCAATTCGATGTTGGAGCGGCAAAGTCATTGTTATTCTCCGACAGCCGTTTTTATTTCAGACGTCTTTTTCGCGGCGGTTTCTTTCTTTGACGTTGTCACCGGCTCCGCAATATTGTTCTCAATATAACGCCTGATCGCGTCCTTATCGTTGACGGTAATAATGTCGCCTTTGTTGTAACCGTAATCAATACCGGCCATGTCGCTGAGAAGTCGTAATTTCATTTGATTTCTCCCGAAGTAAAAGGGCAGGGCGCTTGCGCCCCGCCCGAATTATTTAAGCTTGAACGAGGTGCTTGACAGCGGCCGTATTAGTAAGACAGCCGTCAAAACGAATGTATCCAAGAATACCAAAATCAGGCGCAAATCTTTCGCGCGCGACATAGAGCGCCGGAGCGCCAACCTTGCGAACATAGAAAGCTGACATATCACCAAACAGAACTGTTTTCTTAGCTGTCGCAATTGAGTCCATCGCCTGATTTACAACGATAGGATAACCTAACAAACTGTCCGGAGTGTTGTTTATGTATGACCCAGCCGCCCAAAGATAATTTCCTTGGCCGTCTTTTAGCTTACGAATTGCCGCAAGAGTTTGATCGTTCACCATAAACGCCATTCGGCCGGTCCGGTAAGCTGGATCAACAGAGTGTATCAGGTCAATTAATTCGTCCGAAGCAATCGCCGTCGCACTCGCCGCTGTTACACCAAGCGCGGAATTTGTAACAATTCCCTCGACGTCCGAGCTGCCCGATCCAGTTGTCAACTTGCTATTTGCAAGACGACCCATGCGGTCGCCAAGTAATCGACCTAAGAGTGGCTCCATCGAAAATATGCTGTCTGTATTTAGTTCCGCAGACCAGCGAATCCATTCAGTATTAAACGCAAATGCAGACATTGTTTTCTGTCCGAATGTTGCGTCTTTCCCGCCGTCGTCTACGACAGCTCCGCCCTCTGTATGTGCTCCGGCTGTAGAGCCGGTATCGTCAAGCGTAGGAATGTTGAATGTGTTGCCAGAGCCATTGTCAAAGCCAGTAAAAAGATCAGACGTGTACATCGGACCCGATGCGGCCATGCTCTCTATAATGTAGTTTGCCAGCTCAACCGGTACAGTAAAACCACCGGCCGTATTCGTTCCAGCCGTTTGAACCCGATACTCTTTTAAAACCTGACGAACTTCCGAATCAACATAAGCATCGCCGCCCGCCGCAACCATTTGAGCAAACGCAGTACGATAGTCGATCGTCAAACCAGCATCAACCGCCGGAGCAACGCGACCCTCGACCGGTGGAGCTTTGCTGTAGTCAGTGGCTTGAAGTTTGTCCATTGCTTTTTGCAAACGGACCTCGTTGTCGACTTTCTTTTGTAGCCTGTCGTGGTCGACCATCATCGCGTCGAATTGAGCTTCTATTTCTGTTGCTCTTTCTTCGGGTGTGTCGTTTGTAACTTCGTCTAATTTAGAACGGGCTTCTGTGGCTATGCGCGCCATTTGCTCCCGCAAGTCTTTTAAGTCAGCCATTGTGGGCCTCCATCTAAGGGAAAGGGACGTCGTCACGACGTTCCGTTCAGCGCTCGCCCACAGCGCGGAATGTTGGGCAATTAACAGCGGAAACGCCGTTATTTATGCAAGCGAGCTTTCATCCTGACTCGGCGAGCCGCTTGGGTTTTCTTTTGTGATTTTCTGAAATCTTCCAGAGATCGAAGTCCGATCGCGGTTCCGTCGTACGCCGGAGTGGTTACAATCGAAACGTCGTGCAATGATGCCTCTTCAATTGTGCGGCGCGGGTATTCGTCGTCGTCATCCCACTTCTGCCGCGTCGGAATAAATGCAAACGACATTTTATCCAGATCGCCGCGTTGCATTTTTGGAACAATTGCGCGGACGTCCGGATCAGTCATGTCCAGATCGGCGCGCATTTTTAGACCGTGATCGTCCTCCGAAAGCTGTAGAGTTCCGGAGCGAGTTCGTGCCAAGGGCAAGCCAGCGTGATTGACCAAGAAAACAACGTCGTCACGACCGACCGCGTCGGTGAAAGCGCCGCGCGCAATTTGCTCACGAAACTGTCCACCAATCATAGTTTCTTGATTAAAGACGGCCGCATATCCTTCGACCGAAACAGCGTCGCCGTCCGCCCGAATTTCAAATCCGGTCGCCGTTCTACTTTCAAAATTTTCCATTTGTTATTCCTCTTGGTCAACCGCGTTTGGTTGTGTTCCGATCGGCACCGTTGCGCCTTGAATTAAAAGGTCGTCACCGTTGTCTCGCGGACTTAATTCCTCTAAATCGCGAACTTCATTTGGCGTCTTAATGCCGTTCTGAATTGCCGTCGCGTGTGCTTCCATCCGCGTTTTAAGATCACCGCGTAACAAGCTGTCGACATTAAATCTGATCTGCAAATCGCTTGTTCGCCCGAATAGTTTCAAATTCATTTCCTGTTCAAACTGTTCGATCCATCGGCGAAGCGTATGCTTAACAAAATGCAAGTCTTGTTGTTCCACATTTGAAAACGTGCCGGTCGATAAATCTTGCAAAAAGATCGGAGGCAAACTGTAAATTCTTGCGACTTGCTCAATCACAAATCGTTGCAATTCTATGAGCTGCATATCGTTCGGTGAAAAACCGATTGATTTTAATTCGTGTCCGGCTGGGAGAGCCATGACAGGGCGACCTTCGCGCGCTAGCTTGGCTGTCGCAGCCGCAACATCTTCGGACGCTCTGGACGCCGCTGCGCCGCTCTGAAATGGACCTTGCAAAACAGCCGGTGGAATACCGCCGGATTGAAATGCTTTTGAGCCATACGCCGCCGCCGCGATTGCCATTCCGAGTGTTTCGCGATGCGCCATTATCGGACCACGACTGTCGATCATATTCGATTTAGTCATGTAAGTGAAATCAAGAATTTCAGAAGCGTCGTAATATCTCGCAGTCGTCCGGTAGCTTTTTAATCCTAGTCCGACTTGATCCGATACCTCGGCGACTTGTACCGAATTTGGATCAAGCGGCAGAAGATCACTGACCTCGCCGGAGTTATTGCGCGCAATATATGTTAGGCCACGACCGCCGGTAAGGACTTGTTCAAACGTGTACTTACGCCATTCATAGCTCGACTTGTAGGGGCTGACAGCGCGGTCGATCCATTGGGCCAATCCTGTCCGAACGCGCTCGGTCCCAGCTTCGTTGACGCGGTAGACCTCAAGCGGCAGGCTTGCCAAAGTTCCAGAAATAAAATTAACCGCCGCCCAAACCGCCGGAACGCCAAGCGCTGTTTCGATGTTTACAGTTACACCGGCCGAGCTGGTCGAATGGTTCCAGCCCATTATATGTAAGAAGTCTTGCGCCGACACTGGCGCATTCGGATTCTCAAGGTTCCGATCTTCCTTTTTGAATATATCAAAAACGCCCATGTCTATCCTTAAACCGCCAGCTTATATTGAGGATCATCCCACGGAGAAGCCGCCGCGATTTCTTCCGCGCCAACCGTTCCCAGAGCCATCGCCAGAGCGACAAGTCCGTCAATCTTACTGTAAGATTTTCCCTTGTTAAGTTTCCGGTTTCCCGCCGGATCGGATTGAGCAACGGCACCAGCCGCGCACATATTGAGTATTGGATGGCCACCGTGAGACAGCTTGCGATCGGCAACCAATCGCTCTAACTTGTCAACCGCCGGTGCCATATCTTTAAAGCCTTGACCAAACGGAACCATCGGAATGACCGCTCCAATGTTATCCAGCTCTCTCGTAAAATCGTTAATCCGCCAGCGGTCATAAGCCAGCATTTGTAAATCGTAATCTTCGGCAACTTCCGCAACGGCGCGCGCTATTACTTCCGGCACGATGACAGGACCGGCGATCGTGTGTAAATAACCTTGATCCGCCCACATATCATAAGGCACTTTTTCCGACCGGCTTTTGTCGAGCAAGCCGTCCGCCGGTAGCCAGAAATGAGGCACAACATGAAAGCCGTCGTCCTTCGGAAAAACTAAAACAAGCGCCGTCAAATCTCTCGACGCTGACAAGTCTAAGCCAGCATAGCAAACGTCGCCAAGCTCGACAGCGGCCGGTCCGCTGTTTGCTTCCCATTCGGATCGCGACAGAAATGGAGACTGCGCCTCAATCCGCTGGTTTAAATATAGCCACCGAAAGCTGTTTGATTTCGCGGGCAAGCGCTCCGCTTGCTTTGCAAAATCTTCCATATCTTGACGCGAGCGAAACTTTCCAAGTGCGGGGTTTGCTTTTCTCCACGCAAGCCGGTCCATAATTTCGCATTCCTTGGGCGCGGTGTAGAGGTGCGAAACGATCCGTTTATCTTTTGCATTCGCCGCATCGTCGAGCCATATGCTAAATAAATCTCCGTCCGTTGCCGCTTGAGTCGAGATTGCAATCAACAGCGGATTAATGTGCGCGCCTTGCGCTGTTTCGATTGCCTCAATGAAACTATCTTGCTGTCCGCGAACTTGTCCTACTTCGTCTAAGATTGCCAACACTGGCGACAAGCCGTGAGCCGTTCCAGCCTCGGCGCTAATCGCTTTGTACTCAACGTTCATTATCAAGCCGATCAGCATCTTTTGACTAGGCACGATCCGGATAACCTTGATCAACTCCGGCGATAATCGGACCATTTTTTCGGCCAACTTAAACACAAGCGCCGCCTGTTCTCGCGATCTTGCGCCCGAAATAAGCTGACTGTTTTGTCGTGCTTCGGGTCCGATCAAGTGCGCCAAGACAATTGCCGCGATCAAAGCGGACTTACCATTCTTCCGAGCGACTGAAAGATAAGCGCGCGACGTTCCGTTGGGGTTGTCAAAAACCTCTTTGATAAATTTTCTTTGGAACGGCAACAATTTCATTGGCTTGCCGACGTCCGCGCCTTCCGGAATTAAACAAAATTTCTCAATAAAATCGCAAACTTTACGACCTCGCGTCATTGCGGCCGAGCAATTAAGTCGTCCAAATCGGTCGCATCTTTCTCATAAGCCTTTGATATAGCTGTCTTTTTGCTTGCAACGTGCGCCTCTTCGCGCGCGCGCGCGTTCACTCCAAGCGATCGACGCAACGATAAGAGGTCGCCGGTCAATGATTTTACAACTCTAGCGCGAGGATTTTCGACCGTTGTTCCGTTTTCTCGGACTGCAATGAACCCCTCAACTCTTAATTCTTGCTGTTCACGATTAAGGTCGCACATACATCTGGCCATCATCGCGGCCAGCTCTAGCGCATGGGTCGACCATTGCGACCGCGCAAACTCTTCTATCACGTTAGAGAAAAACGGTAAGTCGTCTGCCGACAACGGGACGGTGCTGGGAGCATACACCGTTTGCCCCGCCGCCGACATTACTTTGGCGGCATTCTCCGCGCTGTCAGCTCTTGTTCTTTTCATTTGTCTCGTAAAAATCCTAGTTTGCACAAAAAAGACAG